CTTGCTCGTAGCACCGAACGCCGTCGTTTCGGCGGTGTCGATCGTCTCTGGGAAATCGACACTGGTGAGGGTGTCGGAAATGTCGCGGCTGGTACCGCCCGTGTCGTCCAACTCAAAGTGAGTGGACTTACCATGAACAAAGGTTGGCATTTGGTCCTCCTAGAACCTTGCGAAACTCACCATGAAGGTGATTGAACCGGATGACCCGGCGGTTGAAGCGGTCGCTCGGACGTACCGATTCACGGTCCCCGAACAAACCACCATCTCCGATGTCTTGGTCGCAGCCCCGACAGCGGTGAATGAGATGAGGTCGGCAGCCGACGAGAAGTCAGAAGCCGAGTCATGTTGAACTTTGATGGTTGTGACGCCCCCGCCGACGCTGTTCGTCGGAACGTGGAGCAGAGCGGCCCCACCTGCCGTGGACGACGCGGTGCCGTCCACCCCGGTCAGAGCGCCGAGGGCGTTGTAGTCGATGCTTGACCCGGTGGTCAACTGGAACCCGCCAGTGATCCCGTAGGTCATCGTGCCAAGGGTGCCGCTGTTGCTGGTGCCTTGGAAGTCAGCGGTGATCGTTGAAACGTCTGCGACCGGGTTGGAGATCGCGTAGTTGACTTCATCGCACCTAGCGATCGTCGCCCTGTTCCCGATCGTCCCACCAGCCTCAGCAATCGTGATGTTCGCTGCCGATGCCGACCCGAGGATCGCTTGGAGTTCTTCGTCAGAGCCGTCGGTATCCGCGGTCCACAGGCCGCTCATGCTCAACGTCCCATCAGCCAATCCGAGGATGTACGCCTTTGAGGAATCGCCGAACGAAGTCACCTCCGCTGTCTCGTTCGTGAGCGTCACATCGGCGCTGTTGAAGTACGGCGTCATCACGAACTCGTCCAGATAAACGTCGGTGCCTTTTCCATGTACGAACGTGGGCATTACTTACCTCCCGATTTCTTGGGGGTGGGTTTTCCCTCGGCTGGTTCTTCCTCGTATGCCTCGTTCTCCGGGGTGTCCGGGTCGTCGGCTACGAAATGGCCGTTGTCATCACGGGCGCGCTTCTTGGCCGTGGATTCAAGTTCAAGGTATCCGGCACCGATACGCCAGTCTTTCTTGCCAGCGGCGATGTCCACGACATCACCCGGTTCGTACCGTGTGCCAGCGACTTCAATGCCGCTGGTGCCGGACTCGCCTCCGGTCACAACATACTTGGGCACGGTGCCTCCTTAGTAGGGGCGTGAACCGGTAATCCCAAGAGGGCACCGGGCCACGTTCCGGCCACAAAGGGCACTTGTGTCGTTTGGTCGAACCCTAGCACTACGCCCCCGGATCGCCTGTCATCTGACGGGCCGCGACGAGACGTTTAGCGGCAGCGTCGCTGAACGGTCGATCGGTGGCCGCAGCCGGGGCCGACTCGTTGATGCACTTGCAGCGGGAACACTTGATCGTCCACGGTGCCGTCACCCGTTCGGCCAGCAGCCGTCCACAGTTCCCGCACCGGACCTTGAGCCGGGTTACCCGCTTGGCTTCCGGTACGAACTGCTCGGCATAGGCGTCGTCGTTCATCAGGCATCTACGAGATCGTCTTCTGACAGGTGAAGTTGATGGAGAACACCGCCCGGTCCTGACTGTCCCGCAGGATCGGGAACGGCGACTGGATCGCTTCGATGCGTTCATACCGGGTGGAGGACAGGTCTTCGTTCGTGACGAGGTTCATCTGGTCGAAGACATCCTTTGCTAGAGCACGACCTGTCGAATACGACGACGCCCGGATCAGGGTTTGGACGTTGGGTTGTTCAATCACCGGGGCCGAGTTGTTCGACATGGTGTTGATCGGCCCCCGACCGCCGGTTTCCTGAACGGACACACAGGTGTCGGGGTCGTCGGGGAGGCGACCAAGGAACAGGTTGGTACCCAACGTCAATGTTACGTTCGTAACAGTCGATGCGAGGTAGGTGCCGACCTCGTCCAGCACGCTCATCGGAGGTCACCTTGGATCTCTCGCATCAGTCGCCTCTCCATGCCTTGGGCAGCGAAGAAGAACGGGAACTCCAAGAACTTGCCTTGGCCGGACTTCTGGTAATACTTCTTCTCCACCGGGTTCCACGCCAACCCCCGGTTTGTCGGAACGCCCGCTGTTTCGTGGACCTCTAACGCATACGGCGTGTCGGCATCACCGACTGTCACAGCCGTCTCGTACACTCCACCCGGCGGGTTCGTCATGGGAGGCACCGTCGGTTCCTGCGCCACCGTGCTACGCAACTTCCCAGTGGCGACCGGCACCAACCCGGTAACCGCCGTCTCCAACCTGTTGGCTTCCGTCCAGATCGCCCGCGCTGCCGTCTTCGGAAGGTTCTCAATGTCCTTGACCTTCTTGAAGAAGTCGGTCATGTCCAGACTGAACGACGCTTTGCTAGCCACGCCGGTTCCTTCCGCAGAACACGACGACACACTGTTGGCCGAAGTTGTCGGTGCGGCGCTCCACCTTGATGATCGGGCGTACCGCGGAGATCGGAGCAGGAAGCGTGATCTCGTCTTCCGGGTTGATGTTCAGCGACGCATCAGGGATGAACACCTTGTATTCGGCGATGCGTTCCTCGTTCTCGTCGCGGAACACATCGTCGGACTTCTCAACGTAGGCGTCATACGAGGTGGTGGCCCCCGTGAACGCGCGTTCGCCGTAGTTGTTGAGCGACGAAGTAGTGCGGATGTCCACCGTGTCCGGTGTCATGTCGTTCTTGATGTCGGTCAAGAACTGGACAGTGGAACCGGCCATCAGTCCGCTCCGGGCCAAGACTGGACGGTGCCCGTGGTGGTGCCCTTGTCATCGAACTGGCGTTGCCAGAACAACGGCTGCACCATGTCGGAGTTGTCGCGGTCGATGTCCCTGTCGGAGATCGTCATACCGCCAAGGTACGGGGTGGGGACCAGCCCTTCCCGTGCCGCGAGTTCTTTCAACTCGGCTGCCTGCTCCCGGTAGCCCTTCGCCTTCTGGCTCATGTCTACCCGAAGGTCGCCGACTGCCTTGTCGGCCATGCGTGAGAACTTGGACGCGATGATGAGACAGCACCGGTACGAAGCGTCGTACAAGCCGGTGGTTGCCGTGTCAGATCCGGTGACCTCGTTGTTGACCCACGCGATCTCGTCGTCGTTGAGCAACTGGTCGTTGGTGTCGGTGTCGCCAATCAGGAACCTGATGGCATCCCGAGCATTAGCCGACGGGTCACCGCCGTAAGTCCAAGCCATTTCGTGCTCCTAACTGGCTAAGGCCGGGAGCCGGTGTTAGCCGACCCCCGGCCTTCTAGCCGTTCTTGCTCAACTGGTGGGGGTCTAGGCCACCACGTTGGAGAAGAAGTAACCCAAAGGCGAGGAGACGACCTTGAAGTCCCATGCGCTCTGGATTTCGATGCGGTCGGCCCTCAGGTGATCCATGCGGAACCTGCTGATCGCTGTGCTCGTACCCAGACCGCCGCCAACTCCGTTCCAGACGAAGTTGTACCCGGCGCTTGGGGTCATCAGACCTGCGCTCGGGGCGACGTAGGCAAGGAGGGCGTCCTTGTCGCCGATCTGTGCGTAGGAGTCGGTTGCCCCCTCCGCAGCAGAGTCGTAGACGCCTGCCATGACCATGACACGATCCACACCAAGCACCTTGGCGATCAGGTCCGTGTTGATGGACTCTGCGCTGGTGTACTTGTACCTGTCCACGATGTCGCTGTGGTTACGCAGAATGGAGAAGACTGCGTAAGACACGATCAGCGTGTTAGGGATGTAGCCGGTGTTGGTCAGGATCGTGTTGATCCCGGTCTGAACGTCGGTGATCGGGGTTGAACCCGAAGCACTCCAAAGAGTGCCGGGTGTAACGTCCGTTCCCCAGACGCTGGTCGTGAACGCCGACGAGGCCCAATCCCGCTCCTGACGAATCAGCATTTGCTGAGACAGGAACCGGGTTGCATCCATGTCGGGGTTCAGTGGGCTGTCAGAGTTCTCACGAACCTGATCGCCGATGTCCTTATGCAACGCGTAGACCGCCGTTGAATAGGACGCCGTGCTCAGGCCGTATCCGCTACCCGCCGACTCCGTTCCATCGGCACGCCGCTGAACAGCGTCCCGCATGAAATCGGACTGGTTGTACTGGAAGTAGAGGTCTGACTGCTTGTTGACAGGTACCGTCGGAAAAGCGTTCGGTGCAACGAAAGCGTAAGCCTCCTGCATGTACGCGACCGACATATTGGTTAGCACACTGTCAATATGTACGGAATTTCTATCTGGCTGAGGCATTGGTCAATCCTCCCTAAGCCGCTCGGCCGTTGGTGACGTTGAGAATCATCTCAGTCGTCTCACCAGCAGAAGCAGCACCGAGACACTGACCCATCATGTAGACGGTCGTGTCGGTTCCGGGAGAGATTGCGTCAGCCTGAGCGTCAGCAGAAGTCCCGATGAAGTTACCGGCAGCCAATGTGCCGTCGGCAACAACCTTGGAAACTCCCGAGACGGCAACAATCGCCGACTGCCCGCTCTCCGGGGCGTTCTGGAGGATACCGATTGGAGCGTTCGTGATAGCCGTAGCCACGTTCACCGAGGTGGCCGAAGCCAGAACGACGAAGTGGTACTGCTTAGACGAAAGATCCGCGGCAGCCGTGAGAGTCCCTATGGTGACTAATCCAGTTTCGTAAGCCATCAGGCGTTCCCCGTTTCAGTTCGGTGCTGTTCGTACAGGCCGGGGTTAGCAACCGTGACACTCTGGAGGGCATCGGTGTACGACGTAAACTGACCGTCGCTAACCGCTGCCTTCGCCAACGAGTCGATCTGCTCCCAAGCCGAATCGGTAGCCGGTTCGCCATCCGATCCGATCTGAGCCATCGTCATGTTCTCCGAAAGGAGAGCGTTGGCTGCGTCAAGAACCTTCTCAACAGCCTCGGCCTCGGTCGGGGAATCGTGACGCAACGACACCAGAGTCTTGGTGAACTCCTCGGTCATCTGCGGGAGGTACTTCCAACCGCTCACACGGTCGGTAGCCTTCTCCACGGCCCTTTCATGCTGGAGTGCCTTAGCCAGAGTCTCGGCATCGGTGGCCCTCTTGCGAAGATCGTCAATCTGCTTCGCGATCGCTTCGGGAACAGTGTCGTCAGCGGACGCCATTACAGGCTCCCGCTCAACAGCGTCCACGGAGGTTTCGCTCGCATCGACAGTCTCCGGTTCGGTGACCTCGGGTGCCTCATCAGTGGTTTCGGGCTGCTCCACGCTGGTCTCTTCGCTCACGGTCATTCCTCCCGTGTCGTCGGTTGAGTCAACATCTGACATCAGCGAGTCTGCTTCGTCCAGAACTTCGTCAAGGCTCTTCATCAGAAGCCACCCCTCATGGAGATGGGCCGGATGGTCAACACCCGACGCTTCGACAATCTCTAAGTCTGTGAGTTTTTTCGCCATAATGTCAGAAGGGCCACACCCTCTCGGATGCGGCCCGTGGGCTTGCCTCTGTTTTCCAGACCGTGAAGATCACGGCCTGTCGGGAACCATAGCACCATCCTCCGATGTAGCAACGGTTACTGCTTCTACCGGTTGGGGGCCACCGTTGAGCACGATGGTCGGACGCTTGCGTACTGCACCCCGGTTGGCGTACAGCCGGACCTCAACTTGGCCGTCGAACGATGCGACAAGGGCCGCTATGCGAGCGAGTTGCTGCTCCCAAGCGTCGATAACCGGGTGGCTCACACCAGAGCCGGTTCGCCCAATGCGGCTTCCATGCGCCGGGCGCTGCCACCAATCGAATACCCGCGGAGTTCACCGTTCTGGACGAGATCCCACGCCCACGGTTCCCAGATGACACCCATGAACGGGGTGTTCGCCGGGAAGTCGAACGCTCTGTCGTCTTCGCCGGGGAGGCTCATCGCTGCGGTGATCGGGAACGGCCAAGTCAGGAGTTCAACAAACTCTCCGGCTTTCGTCTCGGAGTGCTGGAGGTAGATCGACCGGTCGTCTTTCTTCATCCAACCCCACAACGCTTCCTGCAACGTATCGTCGTCGGTGAACTCGCCGTGGGCGTCCAACACGCCGGGGACGTACACCGGGCCGAGGGTGTACCGCTTCGCGTCGGCCTTCTCCACGACCATCGGCCCCCCCTTGGAGACACGGCCTTGAATCTCGGCGCGAACAAACTGGCGCATCGCTTCGACGTTGGGTGTGTTGCCCATCAGGTCGAAGCCGTTCATCCACTGGGTCAACTGGCTCAACGACGCACGGGCGATGCGCTCCAACGAGATTTCGGCGTCTCGGCGGTACTGGCGGCGACGCTTGCCTTTGCCTTCCTGCACGTTGGCGTAGGTGCCGCCCGGTGTGAAGTCCAGTTCGTCGTCCACGACCTCCATGCCGAGCATGTCCAGCATGATCTCCTGCTTGGCGTGGATCAGTTCCATGAGTGGATCAAGCAACGGTTCGCACTCGGGCTTCTCCAGCATCGTGCGGTACGCCATCAACAGGAGGGTCATGGCGTCCTGCTGGTAGCCGCCGTCGCCGTGGTCCTTGTCGATGATGCGCTTACCTACCTCGTCGGCTGGGGTGTGGGTCGTCGTGCGGCTGGCGAGCAAAACCCGTGGAGCGTCAGAGCGTTCCATCTCCGGGTGTACGCCCAGCCACGCTCGGAGCACGTTGGCTTTCACCGCGGGAAGGTCCGCTGCCGGGATGCGGACACGCTGCCCCCGGTAGCCCTTCCCCAGAGCAGCGACAGCCAAACCGACTTGCCGTCGGGTGACCTTCATCTCTGGTGTCTGCCAGAGCCGCAACTTCCACGTTGACGGCTTCTCAGGATCAGGGACGTAGGCGTAAGCCTTGGCGGGGTATTCCTCGCCGCTGTCCGTCTTGGTTGCCTTCTGCATGTCGGCCCCCTCTGATGCGTACAGCGCGGCGATCTGACGGCCAGCCGCAGCGCGGGTCTTGTGGCAGCCCATCAACTGGTCGGTGCCATCCTTGACGACGCCGAAACCGGAACAGTCACTTCGGTTGGTAGCGACCGAGTAGGGCATGGGCCGCAGCGTAGCAAGCCCGGTGGGTTACTTGATGAACCGACCGACACCCCACTCGGTGGCAAGCGCCTTCGCTTCCTTCCGGGTGATGAGGTCAACGTCGTTGGCTTCGCCGAACCGCCAGTCGTTCAACGTCAGGGTCGGCACCCACCCGTCTGGGTGGAGAACCATGTCTCGCAGATACGACGGTCCTTCTTCGCACCTGTAAAGAGCGGTGTGTGTCCCGTCGGGTGCTGTCTTCGCGTAGTAGGTGCGGGTGACAGTGGACCGTCGGGCCATCAGGCAGCGCCTACGTCGCGTGGTCCTACGTCCGGTGAGCCGACGAACCCGGTGAGGTCCGGCCACTCGCCGGGGATCTCCACGATGCCGCCCTTGTCGGCGATCTCTTTCATCTGCCTAGCGATGATCTTCCACTTCGCTTCCATCTCCGGCGACTTCGGCAACTCAGACCGAGAGTCACCGTATTTCCACCCCGCCGCGATTTCGACCATCATTCGGTTGAGTTGTTCACTGGTTGGTCTTGCCATCAGGCATCTCCTTCGTTGTCGTCTAGTGTAGCCGGTTGTAGCGTCAAAGGGCGATGGCTCCGGCGATCCGTTCGGCGATCACGAAGTCGAACGGTGCGGCATCCCACCCCGTCGGGTCGTGGTCTACGCCCAACCCGTCGGCGTCGAACTCCTTGACCAACTGGGCTGCGAGGTCCGGGGCGACGTACCGAAGCAGCGACAGGTACTCGGTGCGGAACGGTCGGGTGTGGCCCTTCGGGAGATCGTGCCTCCAGAACGACATCACATGGGCCAGTTCGTGGCAGATGATCTGGACGTTCCAGTGTTGCCTGTTGAGTCGGATCGCCCAACCCGCGTGGTAGTGACCTCCCCGGCTTGCCGAGTTCGACCGCTGCCGGAAACAGTGAACCGGTTCGATCATGGCAGCGTCGCCGCCCCGTGCGTACCAGTAGGGCGACTCGGTGATCGCATCGACTAGCGCCTTGCACGAATCGAACTCGGTGAACGACTGGTGGGGCTTCAACACGACCCGGCTTTCCGCGGCGTACACCAGTTCGGCCTCAACGTCAGAGACGACCTCCACTGTCGGGTCAGCAGACCACGCGCTCACCGGGACAGCGCCCCTACCGCACCGCTCTTGACGGCTGTGCCGCCCCCAAGGCGTGCCCGGCCACCGGCAGCCCGTCCAGCCGACCGGCCCGACCCGCCGTAAGACCCGGCAGACGACGCCCGCCCGGCGCACAACTTCGGGTACTTCGTGTCGAAGACGCTCTTGACTGCTTGGTCCTTGTCACGCAACGCCAACTCAACCGACGTACTGACGACCGTTTCGGCTTCGGCCTGTTCAGCAGCGAACGCTTCTTCGGCTTCGCGTGTTGCTTCCTTCCGGGCTTGCCTGATCCGGTCGGATACCCGATCAGTGAACCCGATAAGAAAGGCGTTCTTCCAAGCGATGACATGGCCCGGTGCGTTTGTCTCCGACCGCATCTGCGCGACCGTCTCCGGTGCGTGAACCGCTTCGGCTGCTTGGAGACTCAGCGAGGTTACGAGCATGTCCACATAGTCAAGGTCGGACTCAAAGCCGCAGACCTCAATCCACTTGACATACTTCCGCTTCGGTTCCGGCCCCCGAACGATGGCTTCCAGCGGCAGCCGGTGGCCGTCGCTGTCGAAACATGCCTTGTTCCATTCCTTCATCTCCGGCGACCACTCCCTGCGGCCCGCTTGGATGATCTGCGTCAACCCGTGGGCACGGGCAAGCCGGGATACCAGACTCAGCCGTGGACTCTCGTACTTCCCGGCATCGACGTAGAACCGTCGGAACCCGATCGTGTCTTCGACCGGTTTGCCAGCCGCGAGCACCAGCGCCTCTTCGATGCCGTACTTCGCCATCAGGCGTTCGGCACCGCTGATGAAAGCGTGGGCCTCTTCCTCGTAGTCGGTGGCTTCGGCCTGATCCAGCAACGCCCGGACCTTGGCGAGCACCTTGTCATGGTTGCTCATTAGATGATCCCCGCCTAGGTCCGGGCGTTGCTG